GCTGGAGTGCCTCCTGTGCTAGTACCTGCAGGGTCAGAACTACGGCTAGACCAGTAAGAGCCAAGAGTAATTGTCTTGTCAAACTCTCCCTCTTTAATGAGGTTCTGTGGGCGCAGAAAAAACCCATCATAGTCTACATCAGTGCAGAAAGTAACAACTCCAGAAGTAGCCGTGCGGGTGGAAGAGGCACCTGTTATAGTTTCTGCTGCCTGAAACTCTCCTTCAATAGGTTCTATAAGCATGTACTGCTCATCTGAATGACCACCATGCGGAGGTACTCTTCGTAGAATACCCTTTGCAGAGGACGTTCCTCCTGTAACAACCTCGTTGAGGGTGAAGGCTCCGCTAACACTAGAAACTACTACCTTTACAGGGTATTTATACTGACCTGTACCGCCAAAGAGAGTGTACCTCGCACTGTGGAAATGCCAAGGCCACTGAATGTACTCGGCATCTATATCGCGTATGGCTTTATTAATGCCTACTTTAACTGTGGTCTGTACACCTCTTGTGCCGGACAAACCTGCAGCAGTTTCTGCAACAGTTGTTTCGTTTATATCGAACAGAACAGAGTTTATTAATTCTACATAATTCATGGTTTGCCTAACTGTTAGCTAAAAATAATTCATCTATAGATAGCACCGCTTCTAGCCTATTAGCAGTTTCTGCTGTAAGTTTAATAGCGTCTCCCTCATTCAAATTTAAATCTAAATCTAGAATAAGGTAGCTATGTGAAGATATTGCAAATTCATTTACAATAGAGTATGTAGCACTCGCACTAGCATCGGTTATCTGTACGGTAATGTCCGTTGTATGTCCTGATGTTTGGGCTATAACAATTTTTTTTAATACAGCATCGTGACCAGCAGGAACGGTATATACTGTTGTTTGATCTGTGCTGCTAAGAGCAACCCCTGCATTTCTTAGTCGAACTGGACGGGCTAGTGCGTTTGTCAAGAGTCTATCCCCTTAGTTTTTTTTATAGCGGGTGCAAAATTAGTCCCAATAGAGGACACGCATTCAACATCAGGGTTGATGTCGGCTACTCCCGTTAACGTGTAGCTTTTAGTTTCAGGGTTTATATACATTGTAAAAGTTATGCTGTATTGAAAATCTCTGAAAGAAAATGCAGGATACTCTCCAATACTTTCAGCTTGAATTTTAATAGTACCTATAGGAAAACAAAGGTTAGAAGCCTCTTGCGATTGGCTTGGTTTTACCGCTATAAAAACCATTGCAAAAAAAAGCAACGCCGCCGAAATCCGCTTCATATCACATACCCCAAGCTTTCTTTAAATACATCTGAACAAGCGTTGATTTTGTAAACATGCTCTTTTGAGTTTCCATGAGATAAGCATTTACCTCATACATATTTTGCAAAATAAAAGACTGTTCGTAAGATACATTAGAGGACATCCATCCAATTATGTTTTGTCTAAAACCTTTAGTGACCTTCCCTACTCCATGAGGGTATATGATAGGAAATATTACAGCTTCACCTGCACCTAGCTTTTTACCTATCCTGCCTACTGAAGTATCTAAAATAAATTCTCCACCTTCGTAATCGTCTGATAAATTTACGCTCCACCCATAGTCAAAGAATACATTTTTTGATTTAGGGTTAGCCTTAAAAGAATCTACGTGTAAATCGTAGTAGTCGTCTTTAAAATATTTGTTATAAAAGTTTACTGATACTCTAGTAGGGCAATACACGCTGTCTATATAGTGAGTATCGTAAAATTTGTCTGTAATGAGTTTTCTAACTTCATCTGGAACGCTGTTAGACTCTTGATTGCTTTTTATGCTTTCTAAGTCAGCGGCAGTCTCTTTTCCGCTTTTGTACGTGTTACTATCTATTTTGTCCAAACAAAAATTTACTTCATCTTTAGTAAGTAGCTTGATAAACATATGACCTCCATCAATTCAATATCATAGCAAGAAGGGTGGGGTTTTTAAAAGGAACCCCACAGAAACCTTTAGTACATTTACGTACCCGACGAAACCGTAGCCGCTTCCGTAAGCGGGTTGCGAGAAATGTCAACCAAGCAAACGTGAACGCGGAAACGAGCAGCACTTTCACCAGACGAACCAGCATCAAGGATGAGGGCGTCAATCGTGTCAGCACTTGTTAGGATACGAGCGTTAGCCCCGGAAGCCCCAACAGCGGCTTCAAGGAACGGTGTAAAGCCAGCAGCAAGCACAGAACCGTCAACAAAACAGTCTACGTCACCACCAGTAATACCGATATCCAGAGTAACCTGAGCATTACCACGCGCTTCAAGAACTTCAAGCGCACCGGCAATAATCATGCTATCCGCAGGAACGTCAACCAACTGGACGACATCTCCACCCGCACCGCCATCGGCAGTGTCGTGGACCTGCGAAGTGATCACATAAGGAGTAGGCATACGCGAAGGATGACCAACGGTCCCACCTCCGGTAATAGTACGATCAATAGTAGCCATAAGTTATGTCCTCCCCTTAGCTGTAATCTACAATGCCGAGGCAGAGAGCCTCTGGACGAATGACCTTACGGCCATAAACGTGCAGACCGCGAACCACATCCGAGAACGAATCGGGATCGCGAATAACTTCTGTCTTAGCAATTGAGTTGGCAGTCGCCATGCCGGAAATGTGACCAGCAAGAACAATGTTCTCACCAGTACCAACGCCGGAAAGCGATACCATGTCGGTCGTAGTCGTAGCATCCGCCGACTGACGGAGTGCATTTGACTTGTAGAGGCTGAAGCCCATAATCTTCTGGTTCGTAACCAGACCATTACGGAGCGGGGAACTAGCGTCACCCGTTACCTGAACTTCAACGATCTTCGCACCCGCTTTGTACAGGTTTTCATAGACACGCGGGGGCGCTACAAACCAACGGTTCTCTTCAGGAACGTCCTGCTCATCGAGCTTACGAGCCATAAGAGCCATAAGGTTTACAACGTCATCACCGGCATCGGAACCAGTAACCGTAACTGGAGTACCTGAAGTACCAAGATTGGAATCGGTTTCAACCGTGCCAGAAGCACCCTTGATACCCGCATTGTCAATCATGGCCTGAAGTACGTTCTTGTCGTAGTTACGTTTCAGCGAAAACGCACCTGAAGAGGTGGCAAGCGCCTCAAAGTTCACATGCGACTGACGCTCTTCGATGTCATCCACCTTAAACGCAAACGCCTGTGCCTGATCTACCGTCAACTGGATTTCGTCATCTGCCAAGTCCTGCGGCGTAACCACAGAGCCTCGCGAGTATGCGGAAATCGTAACGGTAGGTTCTTTCATAATCCGAACCGTGTCACCAAAGTTCTCAATTTCTCCTGCGTAGTCAGTATTGGTAATGTCTTCGACTACCGACGCACGGCGGAAAAACTTAAGAACCTTTTGGCTATAGATTTCGGCCTGAAAATTACCGGTAGGTAGATTACCATAACCGGCTGATACGGAAACAGCCATATCTCAAGTCCTTTCTTTATAGTCTATCTATTAACGATACGTCCCTCCGCTTGAGCCTGATCCAGTTCTGATTCAACTTTTTCAAATTCATGCGGTTTGAGTCTACGTATCTCTGAAGTAGTCCACACCTTTTTGTTTGCATTCGAGTCTGTAGCAACATTAATGCCTTTAGTCCTTGTTACGGCTTCTGCTGCTGCAGCCTGTTGTTTGCGAGGTCTGCCTACTTTTTTGTTTGAGCCAATATCGGCCTTGTACAAGTCAAGAACGCGGGAAGCCCATTTAACATCTTCCTTGTTCTTCGTGATACCATCTGAAAGGCTAGGTGGCTGCTCCTGAAGCCAAGAGGCAAACTTTTCAGACTTTTTAATTTCTGAGAAGTCAGGATGCAGGGCCAGCAATTGCTGATAAGCACTTTTAGCTTTTAGCTGCTCTTCCTTCTGAGAAAGATGCGAAACTTGTTCACGAAGTTCAGCAAGTTCTTTTTCAGCATTCTTAGCAGTAATCGCTTCAACTACATTATATACGTCAGGATAGTTTTCTTTAAAGTTCTCAATATTGGCGTCATATTCTGGCGCTTCTTGTTCTACGGGTTGAGAAACAAGCTGTTCCTTTTCCTCTCTCCACTCATGGAGTTTGGAGTCGTAGTGCTTCTTTAAATCATCATAACGTTTTTTGTAATCATGCTCCTCCGTCTGCACTTCAGAATTATTCTGAGAGGGCTGAACGGAAATGGTTTCATCGTCAAACTGGTTAGTGTCTTCGGCGTCTTCCTCTAGGGTAGCTTCCGGGTCAACTACTTCATCGTCCTTGTACACATCAGATTTGTAGCTGCCTTTATAAGGGCCTAGTTTCTCATCTTCTTTAGCTTGTACTTCTTTAGTCATTTTTCCTCCTTACGGGGCCTATAAAAGGGTAGCCGCAGTTGGGTTTGGTACTACGCAGGGCCGTTAATTAACGGGTAGCTGCATCTTATTTTGCAATGTACGTTGTCGTACTTGCATTTTCTTCCTTTCTCTGTAACTCTTTATCAGAGATTGGAGAAACTCTTGTCTCATTATTTTGAGACATAAAACTTTGTTGTTTCTCTAGCGCGAGAGGCGTTCCCCCTTCCGGGGAACTGTTGTTGGGGCTAGCGGGTTTTCTCTTGGGCAAAGGTACGGAATTAGGGGTGTATGTAGACGACTCTGTATCCTTATAGACCGTATGGTTCCCTATGGTTTTGTAGATTTTTAATCTTCCTCTTTTGACCCCCTTGTCAAAAAAATCCTGACCATCCTTAGTTGACCCTGCCTTAGAATTTTTATTTCTATAGTAGGTGGAGCCTTCGGTAACGTCATCTAATTTACCTGAAATTTGCTTTTCGGCTATATCCACAGCCTCTTTCCAAACGGGGCTGTTAGGAGCATCGTTATACAGTTTATTATTATATCCTGTAAACTCATTACCCTTTCCACTAGGAAGCTTTGCGCTTATAACCTGATCAAAAGTTTTTTGATTTTTAAAATTAGTTTTTGTATCGAAGAGACGATTTGCAACAACATTAGCTATAACTTGCATTCCTTCTTTACCCTCACCCCCAGCCTCTGAAACAAGAAGCCTCGCAAGATTATTTACTTCGGGATTTTTAACCCCATCAATACCTTTAGCACCACGCACAGGAATCTGCCTCTGACCCGGACGGGCGGCTTGTTCCTGCTGCTGGGGCTGCTGTTCTTGCTGTTCCTTTAACTTTTTCTCTGTCTCTGCTTCGCCACGCTTGTTGATCTTTTCAAGCAAGTCCGTGCCAATCATTTCAGCTAACTCAGGGGGGATGTAATATTCTTTGTTAGACACAGCAATATCAACAGCACCATCAACCTGCTTAGAAGGAGATTTTAGTGAGGCTAGTTCTATGTTAACACCTTCCCTTTTAAGCTCTTCAATTGCGGGAGCAAGTATGCGCTTTTCAAAATCAAGCCGCCCTACTTTTGCTATTGCAGAGGCATTTATAATAAACGCCCCTTCAGGTGCATCCATAGGAACATCATCAGCTACACCCGTTTCATTTTCCGCTCCCGGCTGTTCAATCATACCAGCCACCTGATCGCCAAGGGCTAATTGCTGCATCTGATTTTGTATGGGAGTAGCTTGCACTTCTCTTGCCCCCGGAGCAGTAACCTGACCCGGAAAGGCTGCAGGATCGGAAACGTCAGGGTCAGGGTCAGGATCAGGGTCCATGCGATTGTCAAACTGCTGCATCTCCTGAAGGTTTCTCTCTCTCGGCAGTAGCGGAGGCTCCCCACCAACTTCCTCAGAAGGGGCTAACGGCGCTTGTTCTTCACCCATAGTAAGAGTAACACCCAAGCTAGCAGCAAAAGCTCTAAGCACAGGCGGCTCATTCTGTTCTATTAACTGCATAACCTGAGCTTGCTGTGCTTCAGCCATTTGCCCTACGTTACTTGTAAATTGATCTTGTGTTATTTCCATTATCTTTAACCTTAGTACTGTAGGTCTTGCTGATTTTTAGTATCAACGATTAAGTGAATACGATCTTCTCTTGAGTTATTTTCAGCCCAGTGTTTTAAGCCTGTGTTTAAGAAATAAACCCTACCGTCATTTTTAAAATGTTCTGTTATCTTATTTCCATTACGATCTATAACACACATCAAGCAATCTTTATTAGTTATAAGAGGAATATGGTAGCGAGTGATATACGAAGGGTCATAATCTATATGAGGTTTAATTTTAAAATTGGGGGCTAAATTTGCAAACCTTACCCTCGCTAACGGTGCCTTGAAACAATTTAAAACTTTTTTAATTTCTCCTTGAACAAGTTCATTTCTTATTCCGTAGTTATATTCATCAGCCTCTGGTAGATAGCTCGGATGATCTGGGTCTAATCTTTTGCTTCTTTGAAAAATAGTCGTCTTATCGTAAGAGACATTTCCAGACCTTTTTGTTGAATCAAACTCAGTTAAATATAGCTGTTTATATTTTTTTCCTTGTAAGAAAGGAGCGCCGTCTTCTTTAAAAAACTTTTCCTTGCAATAAGAATTAGCGGCTGTAAAATCTTGCATACCTCTTTTAGTGTTAAAGTGTGAGGCTGGAATGTTTTTCCCCTTCACTAAAGGGTATTGAATAACATTTATATCTTTGTATTTTTCTGTATCAAAAAGTTTTTGTTTATGGCAGTAAGCAATCAGAGCTTCAGTATCTACTTCAATATCTTTAACAACGCATACAGCCGGAAGCTCTTTTCTATTTTTTCTGGAGTAATTTGCTCTCATAAAAAAAACTCCTTTTGTTTAATGTTTCTAATATGAAACCGGCTAAGTCATACCTATTAAGTCTAACCTGTTTAGGATTCTTGTGGTGTATGTCGTGGTATCCTTCACCAGCAGACAGAATGTTTATCCATTTGTTTGTTCTTGGCCTGAAGTCTTTATGTCCTGCTGCATTAAAAAACCCGTAACCCAAGAAGCCTAAAATAAAAGGTACAGCTATAAAAATAAGAAATACATCAATACCTATCAGCAAAGCTATTAACGCAGCGGAGAGATGAATATGTTTCCAGTATTGATGAAAAAACATAATTCTAGAATTTTTAAGCTCATCTTTAATATGCTTTCTTGGAATACTTTTGCAAGTCCATCTATTAAAAAGAACTTTCCAAAACCCCTTAATATCTGGAGAGTGGGGATCATCCACAGTATCTGCAGTGGCATGATGTATCCTGTGTGCGCCTATCCACCCAAGAGGTGATCTTGCTCCAGTAAGGGTCACAAGAAACAAAGCAAACACTTCATATACTTTAGATAGTTCAACCTGTTTATGGCAAAGACTTCTGTGTAGCCCTATGGAAATTCCAAAAATAGCAATAAACTGATACCAGAGAAAACCAAAAAACACACAGGTTAATAGCTCTACCACTTATATTTTTACCTTAGAAAGTATTTTCTTTTTCACTAGCCACCCTACGGCAAAGAATAAAGGGCGGACGGTGTACTTCATCGACCTGTAGTACAGAGGAAGCTTCTGTCCTCTCAATTCTTTCCGTATGTTTATTGTTCGACGCTTGGCAATCCTTTCAAGGGCGGTTCTTATTACTTTATTTGTAGGCATTTTCTTAACCAGAGGCATGACTAATTTATGATACCCTAGCTCATATTCCTCTGCAGCCATGTGAGACTTTTGATATTTCATCCACAGAGCATTGCGATATGAACCGAAACCGTACATCTGGTTCATAGCAGTGCAGATTATTTTGCCCTTATTGTGAACAACTAAACCTTCAACAACAAAAGTATGATCACCATCTAAGGTTAAGTTGTAAACTTTAAAGTTTGAGTCTTCGTGCAAAACTGTTGGGTCTTTAAAAGTAATGTAAGTTACACCGTCTCTGCTACTTTTCCAAGCAAGCTCATCCTTTTCTGTTATCTCATGGATAACCCCGTCTGCATTTTCAGACGCAACTTTTTCATAATCTTCCGGCCAACTTTCTTTGTATGCTTTAGGATTAAAGTTTTTCCATCCTTCTTTTGTCAGGATTGGGTGCATTGAGGTAACAAACGGTTGTTTGCCATTGAAACCATGAATTTTATTAGCGCCTAAGTTAAATACTGGAGTGGCTATAACTGTATTAGCCTCTCCATCTACGCTCATAACTTTATCGCCAACTTTAATATCTTTTATTTGTTTGTTTGAACCATCAAACATTGTAACTTGAGCCGTGGGAATAAAACATTCCTTATTATGAACAATATAATTATTTGCTACAAAGGTTTTGTCATTAGCCACTGAAAGATTATAAACCGTCAGATCAGGGTCGCAGCCTTCAACAATAATATCTTCAACTAGTACCCATTGATTGTCGCTACGTAATAGTTCACAATCATTTTCAATTTTAATTAGGTCTTTACCGCCCTGCTCGTTAGCAATTTCTTGGTATGCAGCGGGGCGATGATCTTTAAATTTTTCAGGTTCAAAGCAGCCCCATCCCTCTTTTGTCATAAACGGGTGATATGCTGTCACAAAAGGCTTATGACCATTGAAACCATATAAAAATGGAATATCTGGCTTTTTAATATGAGTGGCTTTAACCTTATTAGCTTTACCATCTTTACCAGCAACAAGATCACCGACTACAACTTTTTCAATGGCTTTTGTAGAACCCTCTGCCATTAGCACTAGAGTCCCTTGAACAAAACAATCGCCGCCGGGGCCGCCGGTTTCGCCTGAATCCTCGATTCCGCCTTCGGCTTCGTTTGCGCCTATGCCGTCCGCCAAGCCGTCATAATCTCCGCCGCCGGGGCCATCCAGCGAAGCCTGCGCCGCTTCCGCCGCCACATCAAACGCAGCCCCGAAAGCGTCAGCTACAGATGTTGAAACAGCGTCAGCAATCCCCTCTGCATCAACGCCAGCAGTGCCTCCGGGGCCTCCCCGGCCACCACCCGCTCCACCTCCTCGCGCCCCTGCGGGTGTACCGGGATAGCCAAACCAACCCGTTTGAAAAGACGTTGCTAAAGCCGTCGCAAAGTCATTAATTGAGTTATAAGAAAAGTTTCCGTCTGGGTCCATAGAACCCCCCTCAAAATCACCCCAATCTACACCTTCTATACCGCCCGGATCAGGACCTTGTCCGGCCTCTTGCGACATAGTAGTGGCAACCATATTCGCTATCTCTTCTGCAGTAAGGTCAGCTAGGGTTACCGAAACGCTTTCAAAAGCTATGTCTGTTGTAGATGCAAGCTCGTCCATAGCTGCAGTTGCTGCTAAGGAATAAGCAGCGTTATAGTCGCTTATGCCAAACTCTCCAGCAGCGTTGGTAAAACTTGCTTTAGCTTCTTCAGTTAACGCTGCTAAATTTGCGTTGGCAAATGCCGCTTCTGCATTAGCTGCGCCTTGATTAGATGTTGATGCTGCTTCGTCAGTCAGGCCCACGCTACTAAAGCTGTACCCTAAGCTTGCCATACCCTGAGAAAAGGAACTAGCAGCCGTTTCTGCTACACTTGAAATAGAATCTGCAAGCTCGGCTGTTGTTTCTACTCCTCTTGCTTCAGCCATAGCCCCAAACCAACCTTGAATAGCGGCGGTTTGAGCCTCTTCCTCCTCAAGGGAGTTTGGGAAAGATTGAACAACAGCAGCTTGATTAATATCCGCCATTGTTACATCTGTTAACGCCATATTGCCTAAAGCAGAAAGGTCAGCTTGAATGGATACATCAGAAAAACCCGGCACAGATATAGAAAAGTCTGCAATCTGACCAAAAGTGCCATACGCTGTAGCTGATACTCCTGTAGCTGCAGCAATATCTGCAGCAGTGTTTGCATCAGTAAAGCCTATACCCGGAGTTGTTGAAAAAGCTTCGCCAAAGGCCG